ACAAGATGATGACACTAGAGCTCCCAGGGGGAAGGCCGAAACCTCCTCCCTGTCAAGAAAGAAACGCTTAGCAAATTCCACCAGTCGTGTTGACCTGAAAGTCTTTGTAAGGTTCACCTCCATGTTAAGAGAGGTCGTAACTTTCATATAAGACTCAAAGAGTTCATCACCTACGATGAGGGCATCATCACCCAAAATCGCATAATCGGGACGTCTTATGCCACAAATGTGAGCTGCGTACCGAATTATGAGATGATGAGTAAGAGCCATCATTGGTCAGGAGGAATAAGCACCCATTGGCTGACCCTGTGCATAAACAACAGGACCAACCTCAGAATGAAATTCGTACCCGACCATACAAGTACGCCATGCATCAGCAAAGACTTCATCAGAAAGTACCTTTAAGATTTCTGTTTGTAAAACAACAGGCATCTTATCGGTAGCTGACTTTAGGTCAATGCTATGGTATACCGTACCTGCAGGTAGGTTTAGTAATCGTCGAAACTTTCCTTGATCAAAGGTACAGTCTTCTTTAATACTTGCAAGAATCTTGTTTAGGGATTCATGTAGAGGTTTCAAAGAACACTGAGACCAATAATCAAAGATCGCGATGATTCGCGTTTTTCCATCCTTATCAGGGATTTCTGAGAGCCTCCTTATGGAGGTCCCCCTGCGCTGAGACTTCTCAATATCCTTTTGGGATCTCAAGGCGTTCACAGGTCAGGCACACGTTTCATCTCGAAGGTAAGTATCTCGAATTACACTGTCTTGTGTTAATTTCTTCAAAACTGGGATAGCTCCACATTTCTGTAGAGCGTCCAAGTCTTGGTAAGAGCTTAACATAGCGGGACCGTTAGGTCCAACAGATGTAGATAGAGAAATGGAGAAAGTCCCTTTCGGGACTGTTCAGCGTTTGCGTTTACAATGCAATCGCATCCAGCTTATCATCGATCTAGGTAGCTCGGGTGATGAACCTTCAGTTATCGCAGAGTAGTCCGCGGGACTGCCGTCCAAAGGCAGGTTTCGGGACAGAAACATGGCAGTTAGGACGTTACGAATAACATCCTTATTTCCACGTTTACACTCATCGTATAGGGAGTGCCCAACTATTTTCGGGCAACAATCCTTCCGACGAGCGATCCATACACCGTCCTTCGGCTTATACCGATTGCCGGCCAGAAAGCAAAGGAACGCTAACCTAGACTCTTTCCAATAGTCTAGGAAGCCTACTTGGCCTCTGGTCCGCAACAGTACTTGCCCAGCATCGTACATGCGTATAATGCCAGGGATGATTCTAACAGTTTCATCGTAGTTCTTTAACAAACTAAGGTGGAGCTGCTTGAGATGTACA